CGATGTAATGTCCCCCAGTACACGGGTATTTAGCTTCCCTATCGCGTCTCCTGAGGGCGCTGTGACAGCCTCAGACATGGGTGCTATGGAGCAGTTAGAACTGTGGGAGATATATCAGGATGAGTGGTGTGAGCACAAGCCATCTATGACTTGCTACTACCGGGACGATGAGTTTCTTGAGGTGGGCCAGTGGTTGTACAACAAGTTTGACAAGGTTAGTGGTGTCAGCTTTCTACCGTACTCAGACCACACGTACCAGCAAGCGCCGTACGAACCTGTGGACAAGAAGGTGTACAGACAGCTTGCTAAAGACTTTCCTAAGGAAATATCGTGGGACATAGAGGAAGCCAGCGACATGACTGAAGGATCACAACAACTGGCTTGCACAGGTAATAACTGTGAGTTATGACATGAAGAATATGGAGTAGCCGCCGTCCTTCTTGGCTACGTCCTCTGGCTTGTCTTTCGGGTCATGGGGCGTAGTCATTCCCATTTCTTTCATGCGTCTGATCTTGTCCTTTGACTTCTGACACATAGAGTGGTAATCAATCGACGTGTACGACACGCTGTGGTTATCGTTGTTGTTCTTTGTCTTCATTAAATGCGGCTCCTGTTAGCATACCTGTAGCACCGGCTTGCTTCATTTGTTCTGCTCGTACTACTTCTTCTCTGGGACGTGCTGAAGCAATCCCTTCCAAAACTTCCCTGTACTTTTCTTCACTTGCTTGGCCTCTAGCTGATTTGGCCCCTATCTTTGCTTTTGAGTTAAAAAACATAGGGGGCGTTACTGCTACTACTCTGTTGGGCAAGGCCTTTTCTAATGCTCCACCAACTATAGGCATTCCTTCAAGAAAGTTATGCTCGTCAGAAACCACGGAAAGTATCCTGCCGTTGGGTTGTACTTTGGCAACAAAATTTACCGAACCTTCCGTAACCGCAGTTCCCGGAAAAGACCCTGTAACCCAAAATCCGTTTTCGTTAGCGTCTTCAAACGATCTGCTTTTTCTGTGTAACAAAACTTTGTCGCCTGTGTGCTTTTGTAGCAATTCAAAAAACTCTGCTTTACTGGGGTTTGGATTTTCTTTAAAAATCTTATCCATCATCGGAAAGACACCGCTTTTACTTCTAAAATCATAGTGGTGATTTCCGGTATATTTACCTGTAGGTGCTTTAACTACAATTTGTGGGGAGGCAGCATCCGCAAACCTTTCTCCTTTCCCGCTCAACCAGACTCTACCCAAGTGTTCTTCAATAAATTCTAAATCTGCTGTTCTAGGCGTTTTACGTACCTCTTTGCCGCCCTCTATTGCAAACCCACTAAGTTTATTGTCGCGTATCAAGTCGCTGTACGAGCCTTTCGTAAACGGTGTCGCTTCTGTGAGGTAGCTCCTGCTTATAATCTCACGTAAAGCGGGGTCTACGGCCCCTTGTCTTCCTGCCTGAACTTCCCCTACTAAATAATTAAACTGACCTTCCGCAAGTGCTTTTGAATCTGGTCTTCTGCTGCTTGTTACAGGGCGAGACAACATCCCCTCTGTACGCATTTGAAACGCTGGGTTGATTCCCGTGTCTCTGTACAACGCTCTACCAGATGGGCTAAAGAGGGTTTCTGCGGCGTTTCTTGCACCACCCACTAACCAGCTTGTAAAACCCTTTATTCTTTCCTTATCTGCCAGTATGTCTGTTGGTTTTTTAGCCTCCCTCAGTCTAGCAGCAAAGATAGGACCAACTTTAGGAGCTTTTTCTCCTATGTTAGCTATTGTCTCCTTGTTTTTAAAAACAAACTCGTCAAAAGAACTTGGCTTAATATCTTTGTTCTCTAGCTTGTAAAAGTTTGGTATGTAGTTAGAAGGAGAGGTCAAGAGCATTCCCCGGCCCGACATTGCGCCTGTCAAAGCGTTAACTGCTTTTTTACCACGAGTAAACAAACCAAGCCCCAAAGCATTATATGGACTAAAAGTCATGTCACCCGCAAAGTTTACGGCTTCCTTTGGAATCGTAACTTTTTCGTCCCGCATACCAAGAACACTGGGACGAGTGTAGCTCACGTCTTCTGACGTAAACTCTTCAGCACTGTCCCCCAGAGCCTGTCTAACGGGCCGTAAGCCAGCTTCTTCTACAGCCTCTATAGTGTCCCCTACAAGCCCAAACCCTGCTTGATAGGCCTCTGATTCAGCCTCAAGCGAGTCTCCGTACGCTTCTGAAAAGTTAGCAAAAAACTTATTGAGCCACTCTTGCGCCATCTTCCTCTTCCTGTGCCATCTCTTGCTCTACTTGTTTAAAAGCAGCGTTGAGATAAGTGTATATAGCGGCTTTTTCCCTGAGTAACCTTCTTCTCTCGCCGGGGCTTGATACGCTGGCAACAGCCTCGTTTATCTTGTCAAACACGTCCCTTTTTATGTACGCTACTTTTGCCTTAAGTTCAGCAGGTCCAGCCCGTTTCATCTGCCTTCTAACAAAAGTTATTGGAGACAAAAGGGCTATACCAGCTAAAGTTAGTCCTGCGTTTAACGCCATGCTTATGCTTGTGCTGCCCATCATTTTGTCTAGTCCGGTGTTTTGCATGAACCGACCAAAACGTGCTTCTTTTTCTCTTGCGGCTTTTAGCTGTACATTCTTTTTTATCGGAATTATTTTTGACATTCTACTAAACAAAGCAGAGCTTTCGGGAACAACATCAGCAATAGACCTGTTAACTGCGTTACGTACAGCCGTTGCAGCAAGACTAGGGGCGTTTAAGATTTCCAAACTTAAATCAACTCCCGGTATCTTGTTTGCTCTGCTGTCAAACCTTGTTCTAGCAGTTCTAAAGCCCTCTAAAGTATCTCCTTGCTCGTTAATTATATTGAGCATAGTCTTGTAAAAACGAGTTATTTCTGCTCTAGCTGCTTTGTCTGTTTTAAAAACATCAGAACTGCCTGCTACTATATCATCAAACTCTTTTTTGAGGTTAGTTCTCAAGCTACCCATCAAAGTAGCAGGATCAACATTAGCCTCGTTTCTTTTTAACAAAGCCATCAACTGATCTTCTAGTCCCGTAAGGTAACTGTCCAATGCGTTATAGTTTTGTTGGAGTGTTTTACCGCCAGACACCCCAGCAGCCTTTGCCAAATCAATTTGCTCAAGCTGTGCTTCAGATGCTAACTGCTCTTGAACTCCTCTCAGACCAGAAGGGTCTTGAGTAAGGTCTACTTGTTCTGGTGTTTTTACGTCTCGCCCAAACAAAATGTTATAGATGTACTTATCGTCTCCAGCTAACGGCGCAGTCTGCTTACGTAGGCCCATCTGTACAACCTTCTGTGGGCTAAACTCTTTAGCAAGTGTCTGAGAAAAATCTACTACTGATCTTCCCGCTCCAATGTCAAAAACAGCGATTAAGTTTGCAGCCTCGTTAGGGTACGCCTCTTGAAACTCTTGCCATTCTTCCATGCCTTGAGCAGCGGCAGCAAAAGCCATTTGCCCACCTTTAGTCTGCATTAGTTTGGCAAACTGTTCCTTTCCGCCTTCCTTAAAACTTTCAGGCAACAAACCAACAGCCCCTTCAGCGCCCATTAAAACAAGTTCTGAAAGCCCGTCAAACACCATAGCTATGGGATTAGCGGCAGTCTGTACTAACACAGAGGGTATGTTGGTTGTTTGACTAGAGAACCTTTTAGACTGCTCAGGAGTCATCTCCATTTGGCGTCTTAAGCCTGCTGGTCCCATGTTTTGTACCGTGGTAGCAACCCTTTGGTTTATTGCGGCCTGTCTCTGAGACGCCCTTTCCATTGGTTCAGCAAAAACTCTGTCAAAAAAAGTAACGTCTGGGTCTGCCTCAGTGTAGTTAGACGCCTCAACTGTGCTCGCTTCTCTTGAACGCTCGTAGGCTTCTTGTAAATTTAGCTCTACTGTGTTATCGTTTTCTTCTACTACGGGCGGTTGTTTGCCTACTGCTTTTCTGGACCTCTCAAAAGCCTCCATTAATTCTTCAGGAGTCATTTCAGCAACTGCCATGTTACCCTCCTACCGGAACAAACTTGCCGTTATTTAAATAGAACTTTTGTCCATCAGGTCCATCCGGGGCGTAAAAAACCGTGCCTGATTTTGGATCTTTAGAGTATCCCGATGTTTTGTACTTTGGGCTGTTCCAATCAATAGTTTGTTCAGCGGTAATTCCTGAGGCTGTTCTCTGTATGTTTTCTAAGTGCTTCCTAATTTTTATTAATGCGTTTACTTGAGCTTCAGCACTCATGGAAACGTCAAGAGCAGCTACAGTAGACTGTAATGAATTAAATTCAATGTTAGAGATTTGTCCTAGACCTGTGCCAGAAGCGCCAGACTCTTCAGCTTGTTTTTTCATTTCTGCTATTTGTTCAAAACCAAGACGTGCTCTGATTTCGTCTATTAACCTTTGTCTGTCTCGTGCGGCAAATCCTCCAAACCTAGAAAAAAGTTGGGCATACAGCCCTGACTCAGTAAAGCCCGGCTCCCTGATTTGTCTGGTCATGTCTTTAGGGTCTACGCCTAACAGCTTGTCAACATCGTTAATGTATCCTGCGGTGCGTTGAATTAGAGCAAAAGAAGCTCCTTGGTCTTTCACGTCAGCAGGTATAATTTGGTTCTCCCCCGTTAAATCGTTAAACAACATTACAGAGCCGTCTTCCATTTTAACGCTTTTAATCCTGCCTTGTTCTGGGGCTTCACCAACTCCAGTAGCTATTTCCTCAAACTGCCCGTCTTCGTTAATTCTCCCCACTCGCTCATTTTGACCTATAGTTATCGTTTCAGGTTTAACCATAGCATTTTTTGCAATCTCCATAGCCCTAGCAGGAGACACTTTAAAACCCGCAGCAACATTAAGGTACGCCCGTCTCTGAAGATCGTTGTTCATAATGTCTTTGTTTTGAGCGCCCATTGTCCTAGCCAAGTCCATCAAGCGTAGTTCACCTTGACGTTGAAGCTCTGTGGTTTCTTTTTCAGTATCTGCCGTTTGCTGCGTAATTCTAGCTTGTGCTATCTGAATAAACCTTTGGCCCATTTCTCTTTCTTGAGGATTATTACTAGTCAGTTTTTCTTGTCCTATAATCAATAGACCTCTAGGATCGTTACTATACTGCTCTAGTGTCGCTCTAGCTTCTTGTGACAAAAGTTGCTCTTGCCTTTCATCGGCTCGTCTTTGAAGCCTACTGGCTGCGTCCAGTGCTGTAGCACCTATGGTCTTACCAAAGTCTGCGTAAGCTCTACCGATTGTTTGTCCGGGGGACATACCGCCCCCAGTAAACAAAGACCCAATAGGATTGTTTCTTCTATTAAACAGTGACATTACTTAATCCTCTTTAGGTTATAACAGGTTCTGTTGAGGCTGGAAAAAACGCATTTTTAATGCTTGCAACAGCGTCTAGTGTACCGGGAACTGCTGCGGTAAGGCCACTAAGCAGACCACCAGCACCAGTAAACATACCAGCGTACAGATCAGCAAGTCCTTGAGCTTGTCCGATAGCTCCCTGTAGGTTTGCAAGATCAGTAGAGTAATCAAACTCACCCTGTTGTCGTCTGGCTACGTCTTCAAGACTAGCAATATTCAACGCAGGAGTCAAGGTAGAAAGCATGGCTGTTTGAGGCACGTAGGCCTGCTGTAAGAACTGTTGGCTTAGGCCTGCTTGTTGCATCTGTTCTGCTCTTGCTTGTTCTATAGCCGCCAGAGACGCCCTAGCTTGTGCTTCTTCTTGTGCTCGTGCTAACGCAAGTTGCTCCGGAGTACCACCAAACATAGAAGTTTGTACCCCTAAACGGCCTTGATTAAACAAACGTTCTTCTAGCGCAAGGCGTTGATTTTCTTCTTCGCCCAACTGCGTAGCCCGAATAGCGTTGTAAATATCTTGCTCTCTTGCTGCCCTGTCGCCAACTGATTCAGTAAGCATTGACTGAGATTGAGCTAACAGGTCATCCTGCAACGCCAACTCTGTTGGGTCTAACGTAAGTTGAGTTGCCAACTGTCCCGTAACAGGATCACGAGTAACCCCGGTTTGCGCTCCGGTTGGCCCTGTAACAGTAAACGGCTGAAACGTAATGTCAGGAGACGTTAGCTGAGTTAAATCATCTGTATAGATGCTTTTTACTTCTTGAGGAATATTGCTGTATAAATCTTCAGCAACTCCTCCCAGAAGGTCTGAAAGAATACCCATTACTCTGTACTCCTTGAATTATACTTATTCATAATGTTTTACCTATAAGCGCTAATACATTCATTTCCTGTAGGGATATAGAGTTGCCGTTTACTTCTGTTTGTAGTCCTACAGAAATTACAGAGCCGTTCCCTGTACAGTTTAAAGACTTGCGGCTAATCAAATCGCCTAACGTAAATTCAACCGCCGTATATTCTGATTCGCCATAAAATCCCGGCGTCGACGTACCCACCCTAAACCGTGACGTATTGGCCTGAACCGAAAAGTCATACGTCCAGCTAAGAATAATGTCTGCATCATTACCGCCAATAATCGTAGGCCGTATCTTTTTAAGAATCTTGATCTTTGATGGATCTCCAAAAGTAAGTCCGGGGCTTGAATACCGAAAAATATACGACGAATTGTTGTCATCAAACCCATCGTATTTACCAATGCCATCTGTAGTACCTATATAAATAGTGCCGTCCCTATCTCTAGCAAAACTCTTGAAATCAACACTAGGCCACTTAGTTACACGGAATGAACCATTTTCTAGCCTACCCCTAAGATCAAAACAGTAAATTAGATTGCTATCAGGCAAACCCAGCAAATAAAAGTAGTTCTCAGGGCTATACACAGACGTAGCTGGGCTAGTCTTTAAAGCTAACTTACCAATTAAATCTTGTTTTACGTTACGGCTTGCGTCTGTTATAGGCAAAGACTTTTCTTGGATGACTCTTCCTAAACTTCGCAAACCGTCATCACTCAAAAACAACAAGTCAGTTCCAATGTTTTGTACTGTTTTTCGGTCGATGCAACCAACGCCAGATATAGTATCTTGAATTGACATACTAGAAGGGCTATCAGCACCACCATAAATAATAATGCTATGTTCACCAAACACAACAAGAAAGTCATTATGTGCAGCCAAAGCAACAATTTTGTCTGCGCCGTTAGGCCAAGCCTTTGATACATCAATATTGCCGCTAGAGCCACCCGTAAAGGCATTGCCATTTAATAGATCAGACCAATAAATAATGGTGTCATTACTAGCATTACCAGCAATAAATAATCTACCAAACGCTGCAACAACTTCGTTTGCCTTAAACGTAGCGTTAGTAGCCCCACCGTTAGCTACCGTAAATGTTCTCAGCCCGTTGCTGTTGTCGTGAACAAGCGGATCATAGCCACGTTGAAAGAAATAAGCCTTGTCGTTAAAGTTTACGATCTTCCAATCATTGGCCGTAATCGTGTATGAGCCGGGAGTCACATCTGTCAGCGTTGTCGTACCGCTAAGTATTTTGTTATTACCAGTGCTAAATATAGTTTCGTTACCAGCACTGTCGTAAAACTCATGGATGTTGTGGATGTAGTCTGTACCTAACGCTGTTTTGTTTGTTGTAATAACACTGTTGCCCTGACGAGAAGCCAAGCGGCCCTGTCGATCAATAATTGCATTGTCTGCAATCTCAGCAAAAGACGTGTCCTGTGCTAGAGGAGAGTCTTCTGTGTTGATCCCTTGAAACGCAGGAGCAACCAAGTTAATGCTTTGTAGGGGCTGTGCCATAGTAGTTCCTAGGGAGTGTAAAAGATAGTTTCTTCGGGGTGCTTCTGTGCATCTAAATCAATAGCATCAGATAGGTACTTATCAGCCAAAGCAAAATACTCAGCAGTAGACGTACCTCCTGTTTCTCCACGCTCACGAGACAACAAAGCTACCGCCATGTGAATTACTGGTTGAGCAGGAATAGCAAGCGTGTCCGAGTCTGCGCTTAAGTCTACGTTACGCAGCACAACTTTAGCCTTCAAAGAGTAAACACCGTCAGGTTTGGGATATATGTCAATCTGCGTGTCACCAGAACCGTCTACTCCGTTGTACGTAAAGTACTTAGGGGCTCCTGACACGGGGTTGTTTACAAAAAACTCGTTGTCAAACCATGCTTGCGTTTGGTACTGTAGCTCACAGTTTGAAGTGTCGTTGATGATTCTAAATACTCTGCCTTGATTACCGCTGCCTGTTAGTGAGTACGTGTAGTCGTCAGCAGCCGTAGTAATAGTAAGAGTGCTTCGTAGTGCAGACCAATCCCAAGCGTTTTCTACAAGTTTTTTAGCATCGTTTATAAAGTCACCTACCATTTTGCTGTACGTGGTTTCAGATACGTTAGTTACTTCGTCTTCACGGAGTCGCCTAAGCACGTTGTTGACTAAGTTTAAATATGTCATGCCACTCTATTCCTGTTGCCTGTAAGCAGGCCTCCCATCAGAGATTCTGTAATAGGAAACTCTTGCCTTTGTTGTAAAATTGGCGCAGCCGTAATTCCTATTTGTCTAATGTCAAACGGAGGAGAAGGATCGCCGCTAAGCATACCGCCGCCATCCCCGCCAAGGCCTCCGCCTCCAGCGCCGACGCCGCCGCTTTCAACGCTAGGCAATACAGTAGTGGGTGGTACAGCAGTTTCTATGCTTCCGCTAGATAAAGTATTAGTTACATTATTGTCGACGCTAGATAAAACAGCATTGTTGTTTACAATAGTATCTGAGGTATTAGCGTTGGTTACAGCATTATTAGTTAAAGTCGTATTGTTATTTACTATAGTATCAGAGGTATTACTAAAATCGTCAAAAGATGATCTTCCAGCGTTTATATCAGTATTAGACGAACTTAAAGTAGTGGTATTACCTACTACACTGTCTACTACGGCTGCAGCACCTGCGCCGCCTGTGGTGTTAGTTAAATCAGTAACAGTATTTGTAAAATCATCAAAAGATAATCTTCCAGTAGCAACATCGCCTGCTGTAGTCAAAACATTAGATATATTACTAACTACCGAACTGTCTAAAGTTTGAGTAGTAGTTTCTCCTCCACTACTAAGAGTTGCGTTATTAGTGTTTGTGTCAACCAAAAGACCATCAAGCAAACCCTGCAGAATAGCGTCACCGATTGTTGTATTAGCTCCCGGTAAAACAGTTTCTGATGATACAAGAGTGTCTGTGCCGTCTAAATTAAGAATAGCTATGCTGCCTTCGTTTGCGTTTGCCGCTGCTGTCGCTGCATTGTCTTGTAGATTAGTTATATTAATGGCGTCTTGTAAAGCATCCACTCCCACAATTGTAGAAGCAGACTCCCCTATTTCGCTTGCATAATCCAAGAATGGGTTGTTAGGACCTGTGGAGTACAAGCCCGGAATACCGGACAAAGTACCCACCATCTGTGAAGTTCCTCTTGGGTTGACCGCAAAGTTGTACATCTCGTCAAGAGGACCGTAAGAAATCATCCGTTGAATTTCTTCTATTGAGGTTCCTGCTTCAAGAAACTCTTCTGCGGTAGCGCCATACGTGTTTTTAAATTCAACTGCTGCTGCTGCGTCTAGTAAGCCGCTTACGGTTGTTGCTAATTGGTCAGCACCGGGGATGTTTTCTTTGGCAAAATCAACGGCGTTTCCAAGGATTGTATTTTGTTGCGTTACTATACCACTTGTCCAACCTTCAACATTACCGGAAACTATGTCAGCAGGACTAACGCCTTCGCCAGCGGCTCCTGCTAAAATGTCTAAATCTGTATATCGGTTTCCTTCAGAATCAAAAAATACTTCGTTAGGTAAAAACGCACCACCGCCTAGTAAGTTGTTTATCCCTGTAGTGCTTACAGGCTCAATAAAGGGAAGCAATCCACCTTCGCCTACTAAACCGCCTAAGTCGGATACACCCACCTGTGCATTAGCCAAAGCTGCTGCATACAGTTGGTCAGCGGTAAGCTCGGGCAGCGTTGGATCGGTTAGTCTTTTAACAGCCCTATCTTTTTGAATACGATCCATTTCAGCTTCTATGGAATTGTTACTTGCGTCAGTCAATAGATCTTTTGCGGCATTAACTCCAGCTCCTATTAATCCACTAACTACAGCACTTTGTAAGTCAAGTTCTCCTTCAGTAATAGTATTGCTAACTAGATCGTTTGTAGCGCCTTGCACAAAACCACTAACAACGTTATCTGGAGCTAAACCTAAGCTGTTTGATAGCGTACCGCCGGGGTTTAAACCACCTGTTACTGCACTAGCTATGGTAGATGCGGGGTCAACATCTCCGGTAGTAACTAACTGTCCTCCCGCACTAGCTACTCCAGCAGCCGCACCCTTGCCTAATGCACCCGGCCCAAAAACTGGTCCTAACGCAGCGCTAAGAGCAGCCGTTACTGCCACAGTAGCAACTACATCAGCAAAATCTTGTTTTTCAGGCGCGTAAGTTTTTGTAAAACTACTACCATTAAATTCATACAACGAACCGTCACTAAGCTGTAGAGTTTGTGGTATGCCGTGTTTTTCCATTAAGGCTTGTTGTGTTTCACCGTACACAATAGCAGAATAAGAATCTTGGTAAGTATCTTTTTTAGTGCCTTGAGTTCCTTTGCCGGCTCCCTTTGCTCCTCCTGCTTCTTTTAAACCGCCCATGCTTTGAATTTGTTCTTGGCCTGCTTGTCTACCATCAACAAAAGCATCTAAGCCTGTTTCAAGCTCTCCTGCATCAATTAGATCTTGGCGCTCAGTTAGATAACCCCAGTATTGATCCCAAGTTACTTGACTAGATAAGGTGGTCATTCCTTTATTAGCTTCAAAAGCCGCTTTGATTTCTGCTTCAGTAAAATAGCCGCCTTTGTTGTCTGCGCTAAAAAGCCTGCCAGCCCTATCATCTTCTGTTCCGGTTGATTTGAATGTGCTATTCATTTCGCCAGAAGGAACCCAATAATATAGACGCTCACCCTCATCATTATATTTTGGGCCTAGCGAAACTTCGTTTTTTAATGTGTTGGTGTATTGGAGATCTCCTACCACTGCATCTACTGTTGTATCATCAGCCGTTGTGTCAGCCAACAAATCTGTTTCAGCTAGTTGATTTTCAGTCTGTAAAGCCTTAGCTTCTGGTGTTTTAGCTAAAACTGTTTCAATAACCTCAATAGATGCTGGATTTGTATTTACAAAATACTCTCGCTCGTCCATTGTTGGGTCACGACCCATAGTGCTATTAAAAGCCCGAAACACAGCAGCTTCAGGTGAGTTAGCTATGCCCTGTTCTATTTGGTCAATGCTTTGATTTGTTGCAAGCCATGCGTCAATGCCAGACTGCAAAGGGTTGCGTCCAAGATACTTGTTATACAGGGCGCTAATTTCGGCTTCGGTAGCCATATTACTTACCCTTCATCTTCATCAGCTTGTCAGCGCCACGTATGCCAAAGCTGGCTGTAACAGCAACAAACAGTAAGTACTGGTAGTACTCAGGTAACTTGTCTAGCTCAGTAAACGCAATGCCTACCCGCTGCATGATACTCAGGTCATCCATAGCTACTCCGTAGCAAACTGCTAGTAAGGGCAGGGAAAGAACAACGGTAAACCATTCGTCTTTCCATGACCTACCACTAGCTTCAGCCATGTGCTGTTCCCACGTAGCCGTGTTCTCAATGACTTTCATTTGAGCTACGTGCTTGGCCTGTGACTTTTCGTGTCGGTTAGAAAGCCAGTTCTGAGCTAAGTTTGCAATGGGTCCAACAAGGGCTGTCCACATAATTTACTTGCCCCTCATCTGTTTTACAGTTTCAGTTTCCCAGATGCGTATACCTGTCCACACGATTGTGAACAAGGCCGCTACTGCGGGTAACAAGCCAGCCAAAGCGCCAACTCCAGTTGCTACAGAAATTGTATCTACCACTTCTTTCATTCCGTCATCTGCCATAGTTATGCGCCTTTGATAAGTAA